TTATTTGTAGATTTTTACCGTCAAAAAAGTAAGATAATTAAAATCAATGTTAATGAAATACTTAACTTAGAACAAATAGACGAGATAGAACAACACGAAGCATTTGGAAGTTTAATAAATAAAGTAACTCAAGAAATGAATAATTGGCATCATTATGATAGGTTATTATTTCAATTGTATAAAGACTCAAATATGTCTATGCGAGAAATAGCACAAGGCACTAATATAAGCTTACGAAGTATATTTTGTACATTAAAACATTGCAAAGAACGTTTAAAAGAAAACGTAGGAGAAGATTTTGAAGATTACGTTAATAATGATTATGAATTAATTAAGTAACTATGGTTGAAATTTTAGAGGTTCTTAATAAAGAATTGAAAAGAAGAAAAGAAAACGCAAAAGAATTTATGAATGATTATAAGCGTTTAGAAGAAGACAATAAAAAGTTAAAGCAGGAAAACGAAATGCTACGAAAAGACCTGCAAGAATTAAGTAAAGAATATTTTAAAAAATAGATTATGGCACGAAAAAGACGAACAAAAGCTGAAATATTAGCAGCTAAAAGCGAAGGCTTAGGGGATACGGTAGAAAAGGTTTTAGAAGTAACAGGAGTAGCAAAGGTTGCAAAATGGTTATTAGGCGAAGATTGCGGATGTGATGAGCGAAAGGCAAAGTTAAATGAACTATTTCCATATCGGAAAACGTTGTGTTTAGAAGAATCTGAGTTTAGTTACTTAGATGAATGGTTTAACAGAAACACGGACAGAGTAACACCAATTGAGCAAATAGAACTATTTAAAATACATTCACGAGTGTTTCAAGTAAGAAACGAACTAACAAGTTGCCCAAGTTGCGTAGCTGAAAGAATAGCAGATTTAAAAAAAGTTTATAACCAATACAAAGAAGAAAATGCCAATTCCTAAACCACGTTCAAACGAAGAAAAAAAAGACTTCATTCAGCGATGTATGTCGGATAGTAAAATGGCTTCTGAGTACACAAACACCGACCAAAGATTAGCCGTATGTTCAACAAGCTATGAAGAAAACCTAAGTAAAGTTAATTTAGAAAGTTACACTGACTATCCTGAATCAGCAAAGAACGCAGCACAAAGAGCATTAGATTGGGCTGATAAGAATGGTTGGGGAGATTGCGGAACACCTGTAGGAAAAGCACGAGCAAATCAATTAGCAAAAGGCGAACCAATAAGCGAAGAAACAATATCACGAATGGCAAGTTTTGCAAGGCACTTACAAAATAAAGACGTTCCTTATAGCGAAGGTTGTGGTGGTTTAATGGTTGATGCTTGGGGAGGTCAAGCAGGTATTGAATGGGCTCAAAATAAACTTAAAGAAATACGTGGCGAATAGTGTCTTTTTAACAAGCGATTACTACATAGTATTTATGAATCCAAACAAGCATAAACACGAATGGAACGCAATAAGGTTAATTATGACAGTAAGTGAAATAAACTATTGTATATTTATTGATTATGAAAAGGAGTTTTTAGAATTCCATCCCGTATCAAAAGACGAATTCAAAGAATATTATTATAACCCAAATTAAAATGAAGTTAGTGCAAATATCGGACGTAAAACCGAACCCAAAAAACCCAAGAGTAATAAAAGACGGAAAATTCCAAAAGTTAGTTAAGTCTATTCAGGAGTTTCCTGATATGCTAAATAAACGCCCTCTAATCGTTTTTACAGACGTAGATGGTAAATACTGCGTATTAGGTGGTAATATGCGCTTAAAAGCGTTAAATGAGTTAAAATTTAAAGAAATACCCGTTATTATAGCAGACGAATGGACGGAAGAACAAAAACACGAATTCTTAATTAAAGATAACGTAGGTTTTGGTGAATGGGATTGGGATAGTTTAGCAAATGAATGGGATGCCGAAAAGTTAGACGATTGGGGATTAGATGTAATTGGGTTTGATTTAAACGCTGATGAATTAGGAACTGAATTTAGTTTACCCGATGGCGACAAAGCACCTTTTCAACAAATGACTTTTACCCTTGCTGATGAACAAGCGGAGCAAATAAAGAACGCAATAGCAGATATAAAAGAAACTAAAGAATATAAATACTGCGAAACAATGGGCAACGAAAACACGAATGGAAATGCACTTTATTTAATCATAATGCAATGGGCAGAGCAAAGGAAATAATTGTTAAGGTAATTCCAGCAAAGATTGCAAATGAGTTTGTAAAGAAAAATCACTATTCAGGAAAATTTGCGACAAGTTCATTATTACATTTTGGGTGTTTTTTAGATGATAAATTACACGGTGTAATGAGTTTTGGAAATCCGATTGATAGAAAGAAATTATTAAATTTAGTACATACAAAAGATGATAAACCCGTATTATGGACTGAATATCTTGAACTAAATAGAATGGCGTTTAATGAATATTTACCTAAAAATTCAGAAAGTAGATGTTTTTCTATTGCCGTAAAAATGATAAAAAAAAATACACCACATATAAAATGGATAATATCTTTTTCTGATGCTACTCAATGCGGTGATGGTGCTATATATAGAGCAAGTGGATTTTATTTAACGGCTATTAGAGAAAGTAAAAATGATTTATGGAAAACACCTAAAAATTTAGGATGGAATGAGGAAGTGGCACATAGAATAGCTATACAAGGTGGAGTTGGTGGAAGAATCGCACATTTTGTTTTACAAAAATACGGAACACGAAATGTAAGTATATCAAAACTGATTGAGGATAACGGGGGAACTGCTTTAAATGGTTTTCAACTCCGCTACATTTACCTAATAGACAAAACTTGCAAAATAACAGTTCCTATTTTACCCTTTTCAAAAATAGATGAATTAGGAGCAGGAATGTATAAAGGAAAAAAGATAACTTTGCAAGAAAGACAACAAGCGCAAGAAGCATAAAAGTAATGCGTTCGGCATTCCAGCCGAAAGAAGGAGGGCGGTACTACCCTTGCGCTCAAATAACAGCACAAAAACAGCATAACAATGAGTGCAGAAGATATAAAGAAACACGAATTTAAAAAAGGCGAAAGCGGAAATCCTAACGGAAGACCGAAAGGAGCAAAGAACAGAAGCACAATAGCACGTTATTGGTTAGAGGTAAACCAAAACTTAAAGAACCCTTTAACAGGTGAAAGCGAAACAATGAGCCAAGAAGATTTAATGACTTTGGCACTAATCAAAAAAGCACGTGAGGGTGATGTAAATGCATATAAAGCACTTATGGATAGTGGATACGGCGCACCTATTCAGCAAGTAGAACAAACAATAATCGAACAACCTTTATTTCCCGATGTTCAAGAGAACGACAGCAACGAATAAGATACTGAGTTTAAAAAAGCGAACAAAGATTATTCAAGGTGGTTCGTCGGCTTCGAAAACGTATTCTATTTTAGCAGTATTAATTGACAAAGCTATAAAATACGCAAACACGGAAATAAGTATAGTTGCAGAAACAATACCTCACTTACGTAGAGGAGCATTGAAAGACTGCATTAAAATCCTTAAATGGACAAACAGATACAACGATGACCAATTTAACAAATCGTTATTAACCTACACTTTTAAAAACGGGAGCTATTTAGAATTTTTCAGTGCTGATGACAGCTCTAAATTACGAGGTGCAAGGCGTGATATTCTCTACATAAACGAGTGTAATAACGTAACCTTTGAATCATACAACGAATTAGCCATACGTACAAAGAAAGAGATATACTTAGACTTCAACCCTGCCAATGAATTTTGGGTGCATAAGGAACTAAAAGGCGAATCAGACGCAGACTTTCTTATCTTAACATACAAAGACAATGAAGCTCTTGACAAGTCAATTATTGACCAATTAGAAAAGAATCGTTTAAAAGCAGAAACAAGCTCTTACTGGGCGAATTGGTGTCGTGTTTATCTTGATGGTGAAATAGGAATGTTAGAGGGTGTTATATTCTCGAATTGGAAGTCTATTGATAAATTACCTACCGAAGCTAAATTGATAGGAATTGGATTAGACTTTGGTTATACAAATGACCCTACGGCAGCAATTGAGATTTACAATTATAACGGAACACGGATACTCAATGAACTTGTATATCGAACAGGAATGTTAAACAGCGACATAGCTAAAATCCTGCCGAGCAACGTAGTTATTTATGCAGATAGTTCAGAACCTAAGTCAATAGACGAAATAAAACGCTATGGAAAGACGATTAAAGGTGTTACCAAAGGCAAGGACTCAATAAACTACGGAATTGATGTTATGCAACAACAGGAATATTTAGTTACGTCAAATAGCGTTAATTTAATCAAAGAGTTAAGGGCTTATTGTTGGGACGTAGATAAAGCAGGAACACGATTAAATAAACCTATTGACACGAATAACCACGCTATTGATGCTTTACGTTACCACGAAATGGAAACGTTAGGATTAAAGAAAAATTACGGCACATATAATATACGTTAATGACAGATGACACACCGATAATGACCCGAGAAGTTGAGCATTACGTGTATATTCGGACGGGTAAACGTGTAAAGATAGTTTTTAATGATGCTCAAAGTATAAGAAAGCATTTAATCTTACTTGGTGAGGCGTATGCAGTTGCCGTGTACTACAATAATCAAAATAAAACGTTTAAATAATATGAAGTTAGAATTAATCGTTCCAACAAAACTTAGTGAGATACCTTTAACGCACTATCAAAAGTTTTTAGCAGTAGCACAAAAGACAAATGATGAGGTGTTTTTAGCTGAAAAAATGATTCAATGTTTTTGTGGTATTGAACTAAAAGACGTAGTTAAGATTCCATTTAAAGAAGTTGAAGCGTTAAGCGTACATTTTGCTACAATGTTTCAGCAAAAGACGGAATTTAAAAATAGATTTTCTATTTCAGGAACTGAATTTGGTTTTATTCCTAATTTAGAGAATATGACTTGGGGTGAATACATAGACCTTGAGGCGAATATAAGCGATTTAAGCACGTTTCATAAAGCAATGGCGGTAATGTATCGTCCAATAGTAGAAAAACACGGAGACAAGTATAAAATAGAGCCTTATGTTTCTACTATAAACTATTCCGAGATTATGGAATTTGCTCCTTTAGATATAGCACTTTCTGCAAAGGTTTTTTTTTACAATTTAGAGAACGAGTTATTAAAGGCTACGCTTCATTATTTGGAGACGGAGATTCAGAAGAGCAAGGAGATGTCAACGATTATAGCGAAAGAACTCAATTTACAAAGCAATGGGGTTGGTATCAAAGCATATATGCAGCAGCTAAAGGAGACATCACAAAGTTTGATGAAGTTACCAGACTTCCACTTACAAAAGCACTTACCTACCTTACTTTCGAAAAGCAACGAACAGAGATTGAACAACGTGAATTAAATAGACAACTAAAAAAATAGATATGAGTTATTACGGAATATTAAACATTTTAAAATCTGAATTAGAAGCAACTAATTTAGTTACTACAGTTACCGAAGGTGATATCTTTCAAGTTGATTTATCTAAGCAGACTTTGTTTCCTTTGGCTCATATTATGGTAAACAACGCAACGTTTGAAAATAATGTTATTCGTTATAATATTTCTATTATTGCTATGGATGTAGTGGATATATCAAAAGACGAAACAACGGATATTTTTATAGGCAATGACAACGAGCAAGATGTATTAAATACTCAGATAACAATGTTGAATCGTGTTTATGATAAATTAGTTCGTGGTAACTTCTTTACCAATTTAGGAATCATTGATGGTAACCCAACTTGTGAGCCATTTATAGAACGTTTTGAAAACAATTTAGCAGGTTGGACAATGACGTTTGATTATTTAATAGGCAACGAAATGACGATATGTAATGAATAATCGAGAAGAAACATTAAAACGATTTATTCAGCACGTAGTTAGTCAAGCCAAAAGAAACTTAACAACCTACGGTAAAAACGCTTCTAAGAAACTTTACAATTCAATTAAAGGCGAATCAAAGGCTTTTCCAAATTCAATAGGTATTTACTTTGATATGGAGGAGTACGGATTTTATCAAGATAAAGGTGTTTCAGGAACTAAAAAGAAATATGATACGCCATTTAAATACACGAATAAGATGCCACCACCGAGTGCTTTTGATAAATGGACTATTCGTAAAGGTATTGCACCAAGAAAATCAGGCGGTCAATTTCAAACACGAAAAGGATTAAACTTCGCTATTGCTCGTTCTATATTTGAGAAGGGAATAAAACCGAGTTTATTTTTTACAAAACCATTTGAAGCAGCATTTAAAAACTTGCCTGATGAAATGATTGAAAGCTACGGATTAGACGTAGAGACTTTATTTAATGACATTATGAATCAAACATTTAAGAAATGAGTATTTTCGCACGTTCACCCTTTATTGTAGAAATTTCAGAAACAGGACAAGAGGGTTCTAAAGTAGAATTGTTTTTATGGAATGGCACGGGAGCAGCACCTGCAAACCCTTCATATACTTTATCTAAATTAATACCTGCAGCAAACAACGTAAACACGTATTATAATATTTCACCTTACATCCGTGAATTTATATCATTTAACACAAGAGCAGAGATTTATAATACTTACCCTGCAGCAACAAATGAGCAATGGTGTAATGTAATTTATAAAAGATACAAATTAGACGGAGGTGTTTATACTTTGCTTAATACAACAACTCAAAAAGCATACGATGGTTATGGCTATTATGAAGAGGGAACTAACCCTAATTTATTTTATGATATTTTACACGAACAAGGAACGTTTAATTATTACTATGATGGAACTAACCCAAGTACAACATTAAGCAGAAGAGCAGGTTATGTTACCGTTTACGCACTAACTGGATATAAAGCTAAATATACTAATTTAAACACGGGAGCAACGTTTACTCAAAACTTAACTAACGATAGATTTACAAACGTTCCAAGAGTTTACGCAAATTATTATGCTGACGGTAATAAATTAGAAATATTAGATAATTCAAATATAACAATATGGACGGCTTATCTTGTTCCTAAACAGAATTGTAAATACGATGCCGTTTTATGTGACTTTGTAAATAAGTATGGGGCTTGGCAAAGAACGTGGTTTTATGCTACGTCAAATGATACCTATGCTTTTGAAAACTCGGAATACAATTTAATGCAATCTTCAATAACTAATTATAGCACTTTAGAAGGTCAAAGAAAAGTATTTAATACAACGGTTAAAAAAACAATCAAGGTAAACACGGATTGGGTTAAAGAAGACTACAAAGAATTGCTTAAACAACTTATGGCAAGTGAAAGGATTCTTATAAATAGCTTACCTGTAAAACTAAATACAAAATCAACTGAATTATTTAAATCCATAAATAACAAAACAATTAACTACCAATTAGAATTTGAGTTTGCATTTAATGGAATAAACAATGTAATATGAGACAAGTTCAAGTATATATTGAAGGTAATAGAATTGAATTATTTAACGATGAACAAATTCAGATTACTTCAAGCGTTCAAAATATTTCAGACATATCAAAAGTATTTACCGACTTTTCTCAATCGTTTACCGTTCCTGCTTCAACTGTAAATAACGAGATATTTCAGCACTTTTACCAATCGGATGTAGATTCTACTATTGACCATAATATAAGACGTTCTGCTATCATTGAAATTGATTTAACGACGTTTAGACGTGGTAAAATACAGATTGAAAAGGCGAATATAAAAGACGGGTTACCTGAAAACTATCAGTTAACGTTTTACGGAGAAATAAGAACATTAAAAGATGCCTTTGGAGAAGACAAATTAAATCAATTAGATTTAAGTTCTTTAGAGTTTCAATTTACTGCAGCTAATATTTACGATAGAATAACGGATTTAGCAACTGATTACGATGTTCGTTACCCTTTAATAGCAAGTAATAGGCTTTGGACGTATCAACACGCAGGAGAAGACGTAACAAACACATCACACGCAATAAGTTTCGAGGAGTTGTTTCCTGCAGTTAAAGTAAGTAAGTTATTTGAAGCAATTGAATCGCAATATGGAATAACATTTACGGGTACATTTTTAACAGACCCGAGATTTACAAACGTGTTTTTGTATGGTAAAAACTCAATCGAATATCAATACTTTACCGAAATATCGGATATTCTATTAGACCAAATTGTAGGTAGCCCAATAATTGAAGACCCTAACTTACCTAATCCAGGCGATTTAGCTTACATTGATATTTATGAAGACAAAATAAATATTATTCAAGCAGTTGGAGCAGTTGCACACGTAATAACTTTTGATGTTTTAAGCGTTTCAGTTGCAGGAACTTTCTACATAGAAGCGTATCAAGATGGTAATTACTATCAAACATTTACTGGCGATAGCAATGGAGTTATAGGGTTTATTCAAATAATAAATACAGCAGGATTAGACACTACATTAACATTTAAGTTAAAGGCAACGGATAATATGACCGTTGAGTTATTAATAACGTATCAAATACAAGGTGTAAATGGTTTAACTAATTACGCTCAAGTAAGCACCGTGCCAACGGTATTAACAGGAAACGTAAGTTTAAATAATACTTTGCCTGATATTAAAGTTTCAGATTTCTTTAGTGGTGTTTTAAAAGAGTTTAATGCAACTTGCGTAGGCGTAGATAAAGACGTATTCGAAATATTACCTTTAGACGATTGGTATCAAGAAGGGGCGATAGTAGATATAACCGAATATACGGACATTGATTCAATAGATGTAGAGCGTATTAAGTTATATAAGAAAATAGCTTTTAAATATCAGCAATCTGAAAGTTTTGTTAATAGGCAGTTCTTTAAATTAGCTAATACAGAATACGGAAACACGGAATATCAATTTGCTTATGATGGTAGCGAATACGTAATAGAAGTTCCTTTTGAAAACTTACTATTTACAAGAGCAGAAAAAACAAACACGCCGTCACAATATGCAATCTTTGGGTATTGCTTAAACGAAAACTATCAAGCATATACGCCAAAACCAATTCTACTTTATTTGTATGGTTCAAGTGGTACGTTATCGCATAACATTAAATTCTTTAATGGAGCAAGTCACGACAATATTTCAAGTTATGCTTTATTCGGTCAAGATTTAACTTACCAAAACACGAAATATAGTTTAAACTTTGGAGCAGAAAATTCAATTATTCACTTAGAGACTATTCAAAATGGTTTATATGCTGAGTATTATTTTCCGTATTTAATGAACCTTTATAACCTAAAGAATAGATTAACATACGTAAAGACGAACCTTCCCATTTCGCTTTTAACAAACCTAAGATTAAACGATAGAGTAATAATAAGGGATAAGCGTTATATTATTAACGAAATGAAATCTAACTTAACAACAGGCGAAGTAAACTTTAGCTTGTATTTAGATTTTAGACCAATGGATGGTGGTAAACCTATAACTATTACAAGTGATGCTCAATGTATAGATGTTAAAATACCTTTTATAAATGGTGCAATAAGTGCTACAATTACTACTTCATATTCAGGAGTTACAATAACACCGAGTACAATTACAAGTAGTCAAGCGGTTGAGGTGTGTGTACCTGCAAATGCAAATACAACATCATTCTTATTAGCTGAAAACTCAGACTTTTTAATTACCGAAGAATTCCAAAACTTAATAACGGAAAATTCAACGACTCAAGTTATTACATTGGTAATTACATACACATTTGCAAACGGAACGCAAGTCTATCAACAAATAATATTACAACAATGATAAAGCAAATAATAGATATGTTAAAACTTGCTGACCACGTAGGATTTAGCGAGAATATAGAAATAGCCAAAGGAAAACACGAATTAAAAGACTCGGTTAGGGACATTTGGAAACAATCATTTAGAGAATTAAAAGTAAAACGCAATGGCAGAAAAAAGGGTAATTGAATTAGAAATTCAAGATAATAGCAAAACACTTAAACAACAATATAAAGAAGCCGTTGTTGAATTACAACGTGTTGCACAAGCATATGGTGAAACGTCTCAACAGGCAGCAGAAGCAGCTAAAAGAGCAGCGAGTTTAAAAGACCAAATAGAAGATACAAACGATGCTATCGCAGCATTTAAAGGCGAAGGTGCATTTAATGCAGTTGGTAAAGCCGTTAGTTCTGTAGCAAGTGGTTTTAGTGCTGTTGAGGGTGCAATGGGTTTAGTAGGAGTAGAATCCGAAAAACTACAAGAAACTATGTTACGTGTTCAAAGTGCAATGGCTTTAGCACAAGGTTTAGAAAATTTAGAAGATGCAGGACGTGCTTTTAAACAATTAGGAACGGTAGCCGTAAATGCATTAAAAGGAATTAGGGGTGCTTTAGCAGCTACGGGAATAGGTCTTTTTGTTGTTGCTTTAGGAACTGTTGTCGCTTATTGGGATGATATCAAGGCTGCGGTAAGTGGGGTAACTGCCGAACAAGAAAAACTAAACAAAATATCTAAAGCTAATTTCGAAACATCAAAAGCTGAATTAGAAACATTAGATGCTCAAGATAACATTCTAAAGTTACAAGGGAAAAGCGAACGTGAAATTCTAAATCTAAAAATAGCCAAAGTAAACACGGCAATTGAATTAGGAAAAGTTGAATTAAAGAATGTTATTCTAACGAGTAAAGCCGAAGAAGAAGCAGCAATTAAAAATTATAATCTAACTAAGCAAATAGTCGATTTTATTTTAGACACGGCTTTATTCTTACCTAAGTTAATGTTGATGCCTATTGATATGGCTATTGCAGGTGCTAATAAAGTTTCTGAAGCGTTAGGTTTTGGAAAAGTCATTGCATTCGATATGGGTAAAACTATGCAAGATATGCAAGATAAGTTTAGCGGTTTTATTGCAGGTTCTATATTCAATGTTCCAGAGGTACAAGCTGAAGGTGAAAAAACACGAAAGGAACTTGAAAAACAACTAAAAGATTTAGAAAACCAAAAGGCAGGTTTCCAATTACAAGTAAAAGCAATAGATAAACAAGCTGTTGAAGACTCTAAAAAGAACCAAGAAGACGCATTAAGCGAAGAGGAACGTAAACAAAAAGAACATCAAGAGAAATATTTAAACGAAGATAGATTAAGAACCAAATCAGTTTTGGATGCTTCTAACCAAAGAATGTTACAAGAGCAAAGTGAAACTGAATTCCAAAGACAACAAAATGAATTAAAGGCAAAGTCTTATGAAGAATATTTAGCAAAAATTGCTGCTAAAGATGCGGAAGACGCTGCAAGAAAAAAGAAGAATAGAGATTTTGCTATTGAAATGGCACAATCAGGGCTTTCAACTATTCAAACGCTTACTGAAATATTTGGTAAAAAATCGGAAAAGGCAGCACGAAATGCATTTAGAATAAATAAAGCTGCTCAAATAGCAAGTGCCACAATGTCAACGTATCAAAGTGCTCAACAGGCTTATGCGTCTCAATTCGTTCCTTTTCCAGACCCATCTTCACCTATTAGGGGTGCTGTTGCTGCAGGTGCTGCGGTATTTGCAGGATTAGCAAACATAGCTAAAATTGCTTCTCAAAAATTCGAAGGCGGTGGTTCTACGGGAGGTGGTGGTGGTGCTCCAAGTGGTGGTGGTGGTGGTGCTCCACAAATGGCCGCTCCAAACTTTAGTATTATAGGTAGTTCGGGAATTAATCAATTAGCACAATTACAACAAACACCAACACAAGCTTATGTAGTAAGTGGTGAAGTTACAACTGCACAAGCCTTAGATAGAAATAGGTTACAAAACGCAACATTATAACGTTTAAAAATTATGGATAAGAAAATAATTGAGTTAATTATTGACGAGAACGATTTACAAACAGGAATCCACGCAGTTTCAGTAGTTCATTCACCTGCAATCGAAGAAAACTTTATTGCCCTTTCAAAACACGAAATAGAACTAAAAGAAGTTGACGCAGAAAAGAAAATTTTAATGGGTGCAGCTTTAGTTCCTAACAAACAAATTTTAAGAGCAGACAAAGACGGGAAAGGGTATTACATCTATTTTAGCGAGGACACTATTAAAAAGGCTTCTGAATTGTTCTTAATGCGTTCAAATCAAAACAACGCTACGTTAGAACACAAAGAAAAATTAAACGGAATGAGTGTTGTTGAAAGTTGGGTAATTGACAATCCTGAAATGGATAAATCTAAAGAATACGGATTTAACTTACCCAAGGGAACTTGGATGATAGCTATGAAAGTAAACAACGAGGATATTTGGAAGGACGTAAAAGCGGGTAAAGTTAAAGGCTTTTCAATAGAGGGTTACTTCGCTGATAAATACGAAATGAGCCAAGAGAAAAACGAAAAACAAGAAATAATTAATAAACTAAAAGAATTACTAAAATGAACAAGTTAAACGACATCTTTAATAAGATTGCTAAAATGGAGCAAAACGCTCAAGAAGTAAAGTTAGGAAAAGTTCAAGTTGAATTAGGTGTATTACAAGACATTGAAAAAGAATTAATAGCAGCAAATGCAGGGGCAATAAAGGCAATTGATTTAGCAAACGCAGCTAAAAAACCTGCTGAAACTTCATTAAAAGCAAATAAGGAATTACTTATTAAATTTCAAGACTTTGTCAAGCAAATTAAAGCGTTAGGAATAGAAGCACCACAAACAGAAGTTGAAAACGGAATAGTTCGAATAAAAGAAAATATAAAGGCTATTGAAAATCTTATAGGAAATTTAGCTAAAATTTAAAATAAACTAAAATGTCAGAAAAAATACCAAGCCCAAAAGGTGGCAAAAGAGGTTGTCTATGTAAAGACGGAACTTACTCAAAGAAATGTTGTGACGGAAGTTTAGAAGCACAAGGAATAGGTAAAACAGCAGGTACAGGAACTAATGTTGTAAATCAAAGTGAAAACAACGGTGTTAGAACTATCGTTCGGCAAAACGGATAAAAAGGTAACAAGGTAAAATTTAAACGTTTAATAAATATGAACACGAGAAAAACAGTTTACAATAAGTTATTTACTGAAAAGACTGAGTTAGCAAAACACGAAGTTGAGTTAGGTTCAATAGATAACTTAAATAAAGTTTTAGAAGAAATTAAAGGGGCAGGGAGAAATGTTGCGGCAACGGGTCGTAAATCAGTTAGTGCATTAGTAAATACAACTTTACCAATAATTGACACAACAAGAAAAAAAATCGAACAAGCTCGTAAAGATTACGATTTAATATCAAAACAAGCTAAAGATTTAGGTGTTGAAATTCCTGCAAATGTTACGGCAAATTTAAAAGAAGCTATTGCAGAGGATAGCGACTTGTTTGAACTAAGAAAAGCAATTGAAAAATTCGAATTAAGTTATTTGGATTTAACTGATAATTTTTAATAAATAAGCAAAATGAATACAAATCAAATCTTAAACAAAGTTCGTGTTTTACTTGGAATGGAAGTAAAGTTAGAGCAAATGAAGTTAGCGGATGGTGTAACAGTTATAGAAGCTGAATCATTCGAACCTGAAATGGAAGTTTTCGTAGTTACGGAAGATGAGCAAAAGATACCAGTTCCAGTTGGTGAATACGAAATGGAAGACGGACGTATTTTAGTTATTGAGGTTGAAGGTATCGTTAAAGAAGTGAAAGAGAAAATGGAAGAGGAAGTAGAAGTTGAAGCACCTGAGACTGAAACGGAAGTTGAAGTAGAAGCGAAAGAGGCTACAAACCCAACTCCAAAGAAAACTATCGAAAGCGTAGTTAAGGAATCTTTCTTTTCAGAAATCGAAGAACTTAAAAAAGAAAACGAAACTTTGAAAGCTGAACTTTCTGCATTGAAAAACCCAACTATTGAAAACACGGAAGTAGAATTAAGCGAAGAGCCTAAGCCTATTTCTTTCAATCCTGAAAATGTAAACCCTGTTGAAATTACTAAAATAGCTTCAAAAAGAGGACGTACAATTATGGATTCAGTAATGAGTAAAATAAACAAATAATAATTTAAAAACAAAAAAAAATGAGTACAACTTTAGTTTCTATCTCGAATGATCCACTACGCCAATTAGAGGTAGTAGAAAACATTACGGGAGCAATTACTTTGGACGCTGAGGATTCAGGCAAAGTATTTATCTTAAAAGCTGCTACAGGAGCGCAAATTACACTTCCTGCTGTTGCTTCATCTGCTGGACATAACTACCGATTTATCGTAGGTCAATTGTTCGCTACAACTGCTTGGACAATTAAAGCAGCTTCAAACGTTATTCAAGGTGGTGTTAATGTTAATAGCGTTAATGTACCTGGAGCGGACGAAAACACAATTACATTCGCACACGCTGCTGACACTGTAGGTGATTTCGTAGAATTAAAATGTGATGGTACAAATTGGTATGTTTCAGGACTTGGAACTGCTTCGGGTGCAATTACTTTAACTGTAGTTTAATATTTAAAAAATTTATAAAATGAGTACAACAAGTTCAATTACTACTACTTACGCTGGTGAATTCGCAGGTAAGTACATTGCGGCTGCTTTATTAAGCGCACCAACTTTAGAAAAAGGCGGAATTACAATTTTGCCTAACGTTAAGTACAAACAAGTTATCAAACGAGTAGCTACTGACGATATTATTAAAAACGCTACTTGCGATTTTGACCCAACTTCAACAGTTACTTTGACTGAAAGAGTATTGCAGCCTGAATCATTCCAAGTTAACTTACAACTTTGTAAGCAAGACTTTAGAGCAGATTGGGATGCTATCCAAATGGGTTACTCTGCATTTGATGTTTTGCCTAAGTCTTTTGCTGATTTCTTAATCGCACACGCTGCTGAGAAAGTTGCTGCAGGAATGGAAACTTCAATTTGGAGGGGTGTTAATGCAACTGCAGGACAATTTGCAGGAATTATGACTCAATTAACTACTGACGCTGCTTTACCTGCTGCTCAGGAAATCCCTGCTGTTGGTGGTGGTGTTACTGCTTCAAACGTTATCGCTGAATTAGGTCTTATCGTTGACGCTTTACCGTCTGCTCTTTACGGAAAAGAAGATTTAGTTCTTTATGTTTCTAACAACATTTACAGAGCTTACGTTCGTGCATTGGGTGGTTTTGCTGCTTCAGGTGTTGGTGCTAACGGTTACGATAACAAAGGAACAAACCAAGTATTGGGTGACCTTTACTTTGACGGTGTTAAGATTTTCTTAGCTAACGGACTTGCTGCTAACACTGCGCTTCTTTCTCAAACTTCTAACTTGTTCTTTGCAACTGGTTTGATGAATGATATGAACGAAGTTAAGGTTATCGATATGGGTGACATTGATGGAAGCCAAAACGTAAGAGTAGTTATGCGATTTACTGCTGACGCTAAATATGGTTTTGCTTCTGACTTAGTTACTTACGGTATCACAAACTCTGCTAACTAATCAAACTAACAACTAATACGAGGGTGGTGAAATAAACACCACCCTTTTTTGTTAAACATTAAAAAATAAAAAGATATGAGCTGCGATATAGCACACGGAAGATTAGAAGCTTGTAAAGACGGCGTAAGCGGTTTAGATGCTATCTATATTATTAACTACGGGGATTTTAACCCAGACCCTTCAACATTGGGCGGCGACGTTACCTACTCGGTAGCTGCTGGATATGAAGATACTATTTCAGATATTGCGAATGTTTCAAGCATTTACAAATTTGAATTGAAAGGTGCTAACTCTTTTGAGCAAACTATTCAGTCTTCAAGAGACAATGGAACTACTTTCTTTGAGCAAGTTTTAACAGTACAATTGAAAAAACAAGACGTACAAACGCACAAAACAATTAAATTGTTAGCTTACGGACGCCCACACATTATTGTAAGAACACGTGATAATAATTTCTTTATTGCAGGACTTCAAAGAGGATGTGATGTAACTGCAGGAACTGTTTCTTCGGGAACTGCAATGGGTGATTTTAATGGTTATTCTTTAACGTTTACAGGAATGGAAAACTTACCTGCTAACTTCTTGAATACTTCATCTGAAAGCGATTTAGCTGCAACTATTTTGAACGGAGCTACAATTGTAGATTCATAGACACTTTCTGTTTCTCCATAGATTAAGACCCTGCCAATTATGGTGGGGTTTTTCTATTTTAGAAACAAGAACACGAATTGAACGTTTATAATATATGAACATATTAACAACAACGACAGACCCGCAGAACTTGAATATAGTTCCACGTTCGGTAACGTTTGATGAGTTGATATTTACGGACGATAGTACAAATACACCCGAGATAATTACAATTAACTCAGTAACGAGTAAAGGGTATTACCAACAGATAGAAATCGAATGCGCTTTAACAGAAAACCATTACTACAACGTAGAATTATTTAACAACGGAGATTTAGTGTTTAGAGGTAAGGTATTTTGTACTGACCAACCCGTAGTTAGTTTTTCGGTTAATAATGGTGATTACACAAGCCACACAAGTGGAAACGAATTTATAGTTTATGAATAACTTACATATATTAAACTTAGCGAAATACGAAGCGCCACAAGTCGTAGAAGCCAAAAGAGAAGATTGGGTTACTTATGGTGATTCCAATTCATATTTTGATTTTCTTATAGATAGATATAAAAATTCTACTACGAATAACGCGATTATAAACAATATAAGCCGTTTAATTTATGGACGTGGACTATTTGCCTTAGACGCTAATAAAAAGCCAAATGAGTACGCTCAAATGATGGCTCTATTTAATCAAGATTGTTTGCGTAAGTTAACATTTGAATTAAAAGCATTAGGTCAATGTGCTATTCAAGTTCATTACTCTAAAGACCATAAAAAGATTCTTAAAGCATATCATATTCCTGTACAACTTTTAGCACCTGAAAAGTGTAATAAAGAGGGCGAAATAGAAGCGTATTACTATTCAGATAATTGGGAAGACGTTAAAAAGTTTGCGCCTAAACGAATAAGTGCTTTTGGATATTCAAACAACGAAATAGAAATACTTTATGTTAAGCCGTATAGCTTAGGAATGAAATATTTTAGTTATGTTGACTATCAAGGGGCTTTAAGTTATGCTTTATTAGAAGAGGAAGTTTCAAACTACTTAATCAACGAAGTTCAAAATTCGTTTTCAGGAACTAAAATCGTAAACTTTAACAATGGAGTTCCAACACCCGAGCAACAGAACGAAATTTCAAGTCAAGTTTTAGGTAAGTTAACAGGTTCTCAAGGTCGAAAAGTGATTGTAAGTTTCAATGATAATACAGAAACACGAACAACGGTTGAAGATATACCATTGAATGATGCTCCAGACCATTACACTTATTTAAGCGAAGAGTGTTTACGTAAAATTATGTTAGGTCACAATGTAACGTCTCCGCTTTTATTTGGTATTGCTTCGAGTAACGGATTTAGTTCGAATGCAGATGAGTTAAAAAACTCAAGCATATTATTTGACAATATGGTTATTAAACCATTTCAAGATACAATTATAGAAGCATTAGATAAGATTTTAGCTTATAACGGAATATCTTTGAAGTTGGCGTTTAGAACTTTGCAACCTTTAGAGTTTACAGACTTAGAAAATACGCAAACCGAAGAGCAAGTTGCAGAAGAAACGGGAACGATGTTAAGCAAAGACTCTGTAATAGCACAAGCGTTAATTGACTTAGGAGAAGACGAACCCGAAAACTCAATTCTAATAGATGAATTTGCAGTTGACTATGATTCAGATGACTCAGAGAACGAAACGCTTTCTAAAGAGCTAAAACCGTCCTTATTAAGCAAATTAGTTAACTTAGTTTCAACGGGTGACGCAAGACCAAACATAAGAAGTAAGCAAGATGAGGTTATAGATGGTATTAAATTTATTACTCGTTATGTTTACGCAGGTGAAACGACTGAAAAAAGCCGTGAATTTTGTAAAAGAATGATAGCTGCTAAAAAGATTTACCGAAAAGAAGATATAATTAATATGAGCGGTCAAATTGTAAATGCAGGTTGGGGTCCAGAAGGAACTGATACTTATTCAATTTGGTTTTATAAAGGTGGTGGTTCTTGTCATCATAGATGGAATAAACGAGTGTACGCAACTTTTAGTGGTAAAGCTATTGACGTAAACAGCAAAGAATTAAAACAAGTAGCAGTTCGTAAAGCTGAAAAATTAGGGTATGTAGTTAAAAACGATTCTAAGGTTAGTACGCTTCCAAAAGATATGCCTTACAATGGCTTTTTACCAACTAATAAACGCTTTCAATAATGGCAGAAGCATTACTTATAACACGTAACGATTTAGTTCGTCTAACGGCTTTAAATGGCAACGTAGACACGGATAAATTTATTCAGTTTATCAAAATCGCTCAAGATATTCATATTGAACATTATTTAGGGACTCAGCTAATTGAAAAGATTAAGACTTTAATTTTAAATGGTGATATTAATGAAGTTGCTTTTGAAGACTACAAAGACTTATTAGAAGTTTACGTTAAACCAATGGTTATTTATTGGGCTATGGTTGAGTATTTGCCAAATGCAGCTTACACCATAGCTAACAAAGGAGTTTACAAGCATAGTTCTGAGAATGCAGAAAACGTTGAAAAGACGGAAGTAGATTTTCTTATTAATAAATATTCTAATATTGCAAAAGAATACACCGAGAGATTTATAGAACATATTATTTATAATCAAGATAAGTTTCCTGAATACAATTTAAACTCAAACGGAGATACTTATCCGAATGATATTAGTAACTACGGAGGTTGGATTTTATGAAGACATACAAACCAAAAAAGGAAAATATTAATAAATTACTCGTTTATTTAAAAAAGATAGATGGCAAATGTAAAGATAAGCCAGTTAACGGCGAAAGGAAGTAAAATTGCTTCTACTGATAGAGTGCCTATTGCTCAAGATACGGGCGGTGGTACTTTTGCGAGTAAGTACGTTACCGGAGCAGAAATAAATGAAGTCTTATTAGATACATCGCCACAACTTGGTGGTGATTTAGATGTTAACACAAGAAAAATTACAAGTGCTTCAAACGGCAATATTAAAATAGAACCTAACGGAACGGGAGCTGTTTTAATAGGTGGTAATGATACGCAGCCTTCAGAGTTAAGATTTATGGAATTACTTTCTAACGGAAGTAGTTATGTAGGTTTTAAAGCCCCTGCTGACATAACAACATCAAGAATATACACACTACCTACGGAAGACGGAACAAACGGACAAGTTTTACAAACAAATGGAAGTGGAACTTTATCTTGGTTTGGAGCAAAAAAATACGTTGCTTTATTAAGTCAAACGGGAACTTCTGCACCTACTGCAACTGTTTTAGATAATACTTTAGGAGGTACTTTGGTTTGGAGTTATGATGGCGTAGGTTCTTATATTGGAACATTGACGGGTGCATTTACATTAGATAAAACATCAGTAATGATTTCAGGTGTTTATAAAGGTTCTGCATCGGGTTTAAGAAAAACGAATAATACGGTACAAATAACAACAACTGCAACTTCTACAAATACAGAGGCAAATGCTTTACTTGATAGTACAACAATAGAAATTAAAGTTTATCCTTAATTATAGAATATGGCAAATAGCAATGGATGGGGCGATGGCTCAGTAAATAATAACATAGGATGGGGACAAGGTTCTAATAATACTGTTGGTTGGGGTAAAAGCCATTTAGATTCTTGGGCTGGTGCTACTGATATTGACGGAGGTAATTTACCTTCTAATTCGGTTGCTCCTGCAATTACGGGAACTGCTCAAGAAGGACAAACACTAACTTGTTCAACAGGAACTTGGAGTGGTTCCCCTACTTACACATATCAATGGAAACGCAACGGAAGTAATATCGGAAGTGCTACAAATTCAACATATACACTTGTAACTGCAGACGTAGGACAATCAATTAAATGTACTGTAACGGCAACTAACTTTGTAGGAAGTGCAACTGCTGATTCAAACACGGTTACTCCGACAAGTTCAACAGATGCAGATGCTCAAGCATTTATAACAGCTGCTTCAATAACAGACCCTACTCAACAAAGTGCTATTAATCAATTAGTAGTTGACTTGAAAGGGTATAACATTTGGACTAAAATGAAGGCTTTGTATCCGTTTGTAGGAGGTACGGCTGCACAGCATAAATGGAACTTGAAAGACCCTCGCGACTTAGATGCTGCATTTAGATTAGTGTTTAGTGGTGGATGGACTCATTCAAGTAGTGGTGCGACACCTAATGGAACGAATGCTTATGCTGATACATTCTTAATTCCAAATACAAATTTAGGTTTAAATACATCAGGAATAGGTGTATATTCAAGAACTAACAATTTAACAAATTCTGGTGATGTTGGTGTATATGATAGCGGATTTAATAATGGTTTATACTTATTAACAAATACAGCTGACACAAAAGATTATTCAAGAAATAATTCAAATTCTGGAATAGTAGGAACGTCTTATGGTTCATCAGGATTGTTATTAAATTATAGAGTAAGTTCAACTCAATTTAGAATAAGAATAAATACAAATGATAATGTATATGCAATAAATTCAAGTGCATTAAGCACGAATAAAATATATCTTGGAGCTATAAATGGTAATGGCATTGCTCAATATTATTCAAATAGACAACTTGCTTTTGGTATTATAGCAGATGGTTTAACTACAACTGATGCTTCTAATTTAATAACAGCGGTACAAGCATTCCAAACAGCATTAAATAGAAACGTATGAAACTAAATGAACTAACAAAAGAACAAAGACTAACTTATGTAGGCTTGCTTACTGAGTTACAAAAAGACGAATTAATCGGTCAATGGTATGCACCAGACTCTTATTTCAATCCAATTTCAGATATATCGGAAAACTGGGTAATATCAATAGAAGAAATGGAGCAATGCGTAAACCCTGATTTTCTTTGGGTTAAAGATTTACCATTGATTGAATATAAACCAAAACCAACACCACCACCTTTTGAATAATAATACAATGATAGACTTAAACCAAATTTTCACGGTAATAAAGAAACAAGGAGCAACGGGTGTTTTAGCTATTTGGCTATATTATACACATTCTGATGTGCAGGATTTAAAACAACGTCTTTATGACTGCTACGGAAGAGCAAGTAGTACGGCAACAAAACAATTTAAAGACACTTCTACATTTGCTATTGTGCCAAAAGACGAACTAATAGAAGTTGAAGAATGACTTACGACTGGCTAAAAGACGAGAAAGCACCACGCATATTAGTTCAAGCCGTTAAACAACTTGGAGTTAAAGAGATTGTAGGTAAAGAACACAATCCAACTATTATAGGATGGGCAAGACAATTAAAGTTAGCAAGTGTATATAACGCTGATGAGATTCCTTGGTGTGGTCTTTTTATAGCTTATTGTTGTTATGCAGCGGGTATTGAAATAGTTTCTAAACCACTATGGGCATTATCTTGGGCAAATTGGGGAACACCAGTTACTGAGCCTATGTTAGGTGATGTATTGACATTTAAAAGAGATGGAGGAGGACACGTTGGAATCTATGTAGGCGAAGATGAAACACATTATCACGTATTAGGAGGAAATCAAGGAAACGCAGTTAGTGTATCAAGAATTGCAAAAACACGATTATATAAAGCACGAAGAACGGCTTGGAAGATAGCACAACCTGCAAATGTTCGTAAAGTGCATTTAGAAGCTAAAGGAGTAATAACAACAAACGAAAAATAATATGGCAAAGAAGAATTTAAACGTAAAAGTTGACACGGATAATATAGATGTTAATATTGAACGTAAAGACGGAGATTTAAAAGTTAACTATGACTCTAAAAAACTTGATGTTCAAGTTAATAAAACCGCTGACAACGTTGAGGTGAAAGTTGACGCACAAGGCGGTTTATTAAAATTTGTAGGCAATGTTCTTAAAAAAGTTTTGTTACGTAGATTAAAATAGTATATTTGCAATGCTTTTTTCATAATTAATGGATTAATTGTTAACGGGAAACCCTTACTTCGGTAGGGGTTTTTTAGTTTTAGAAAAAATATTTTAAAATAAATGTAACCTATAT